TCTGTCTCTTGCGCTGTTTTTAATAGCGCCGCCAAATGTGCCTGTTAGACTTGACCGAACCCAAAATGAAAGCGTAATTGTTTTTGCAGATGCCGTTCCAAAAGCAAGGTCTGCTGAATTAAAACCTTCAATTTTTTGCTCTATGTTGAAAATGTCATTCCCACTATCAGCAGTAGCGGCTAATGAAGTAACCAACAAGGAGTTTGAAAACCCAGCAGGAGCGGTAGTAGACTGCTGAACGCTGTACTTGTTTGACGCCGCACCGCCATCAAAAGAGTTTCCACTCCAACGGTCTAAACTATATACGCCATTAACTTGTGTGTAACTCGCCCCAGCATTACGCTGGTCAATCCGCATATCTCCGTTGATGATGCGGTTTCTGTTCGACGGGCTGTTTGAGCCATACGCCGCTAATGCTGCTGCTTGCGTCATTGTGCGCTCTCCAATTGTTCGTCAGTTGGTCGTGCCAGTGTTGGGTGTTCCCACTTAGCAATGTAGTCACCTTTGCCATCACTGTCGTTTTGCAGGGTGATTGTTCCAGAAAGATTCATTGAAGTGAAATCCTCAATAGTTAATTCTGGATATAATGTAATTATTTTTTGATATAAACTCATTACGCTGCCCTCACTAAACAACCATCAAAGTTTTGAGTAAAAGTGTAACTATTTATAGTGATAGTACTGCCCTTATTATTGTCGAAATAACATTCAACATAGTCAGTAGTACCATTCATATACATCATTACTGATAATGTAAATTGTCTAGCGTCGTTAACAACTTGTGTGCTTCTTGTGTAATCAGTTCCAGATTTTTGTATTTTTAAAAAGGAATTGCTTGGGGAGTCCCCAGAGTACACTGAAGCGTTAAAATGATAATACCCAGCAACATTTGGAGTGAATCGACCAAGAGAGGTGTCAAAACAACTATTGGTGTCAAATCGTTCCGTGTCATATAGAACTTTTGTAGATGTTCCTGTTGAACAAGATATATTTGAGTTATTGTAAGCACTAAACGCTGGTCCATTACCCGCCACGTTCGTGCCCAACTTTGCCTGAGTTACTGCTGCGTCGTCAATCTTGGCTGTTGTTACTGCGCCGTCGGTGATGTAGCTTGTGTTGACTGCTCCGGCTACTGCTGGGATGGCGTTGCTAACACCGCTCACATAGAAAGATTCCGTGGTGACTAGATCACCTGCCGTGGCTCCCGCTGCGAGGACAACCGTTGTGCCGCTTGTAGCTGTGAAGTCTGCCGTACCCAGCATGACGCCGTTGCGGTAAACATTGATGAACCCTGCAGTGTAGCTCGGCACCGAGAACGTCGTCTGGCCTGATGTAGCCGTGAACTCCGTGAGAGTGCGATATGCTGTGGTTGCTACGCCGCTTGCTGGGAGACCCAGATAACGAGCTGAAATGTTACCAGTTCCCGTGGGTGGTGCGCCTGAGAAAGTCAGACTCGTTCCGCTGACCGCGTAGGTCGATGGGTCTTGGAGAACACCGGACACAGCAACAATGACGGAAGCTGAATTTGCCGGGGCCACCGACATGGTGAACACCGTGGTCGAACCATCGCCACTGAACTGGTCAGTAACGAACGCCGCCGTAGTGGGTTGTGCGCCGATATAGGACATTTAAACTCCTTTGGGGTACTCTGCTTTGACCGCAGAAATCGTCTCTTTCCACGCATCAATGCCTTCGTGGTAAATCTGGTCTAGCTGGTCAGCGATGGATGGGTAGGCTTGGGCACGTTTTTGTGCGTAGGTAAGTGCATCAAAAGAAGCCTTGGCTTTAGCTTCGTTAATTGCGGCTACCTCTTCCATTGAAATTTCAGTTAAGCCTTCTGGGATAGAATCGCCATCTTCAAAACCAAAAATGTTATTGTTAGCGTCTTTGTAATGTTTCATTATCGCAACTCCCACCAAAACTGAATACCAAAATTGGAGTTGTTTACCATTCTATAAGTAGAACCATCAGGAACCATGAATGAAATTGAACAACCACCGCCTCCACCACTTGGAGTAAACTGAATAAATCCAGCGTTGGAACCATTTATTTCTAGTGTTCCGACTAAACTACCAGAAGCATTAGGACTAATGATTACAAAAATTGGTTTACCTGTGGAATTGGTGTAAGTTGTTCCCATAGCCCTACTAGCGGCTACGTCTTGCCATGTTTGCCCAACACCAATAGGAACAGCATCTCCAGTTAACTGGGATGAGGTAATACTACCCGCTGGCAGGGCGGCGCCGGTCAGGGATACCCCCGCGTCTTGGATTTTACTAATAGCCATTATGCTTCCTCCGCTGGTTCAGGCGTGTTGCCCTCTGCCAGCCATTTGAGATATTCCTGATAGTCCGTATTCGCGGGGTCGAATGGGATGAATGCGTTGTCGGACAGGCGAATAGCAAAAGCAACTTCTCCTGATGTTAATGATTTATGCAGTTTGTACATTTATAGCTCCGCAGAAAGTTCTAAACTAGAAAAAGCAGCAGCGTTTTGAATAAGTCTACACGCCTGACCACCAGTTAAGCTAGAAGAAAGGTTTGCATAAAACATAATGTTAGAGGGCGTGCTTACATCAGGATTAACGGACGATGGAGCAACACCACCACTAAAGCTAGTCACCAATGTGTTAGTAGGATTTGTAAATGTAAACGCTGGAGCCGCCCTCATAACAACTGGAAGCGGTAAAATAAATGTTGCTGTTGTTGCATTAGCAAGTGCCCCGATGCAATATGGGTGATAAGAGGTATTCCCCGTTTTACCTGTTTGTTGGTAGTACCGCTGACACATCGCCAGCTCGCGCCCGTAGTCGCGGAAATCGAAGCTCGTTGCGGCATTTCCTTCTTCCAACTGGACACCCGTGATATAGAACGTGGCTCCTGAAGTACCAACAACGGACGTTGCGCCTGTGGCTGAGTTGTAGTTTGTACCAGCCCATGCTCCTGCGGGTCCGCTATATGTTGAGCCAACACCCAAACCAAACATTATGGTTAACCCAGTCCCATTGTCTGTTACCCAAGTGCCTGTAGTATCGCCAGCAACCGTTACAGATTTTTGTTCCCAAGTATTAGCGGAAGAAATCGTGTATGTAAATGGGTACGAACGATTTGCGGCTGAGTTTCGCAAAGCCCCGCCAAATGTTCCAGTAAGGCTGGAGCGAACCCAAAACGATACGGTAACAGTCTTGGCACTTGCCGTTCCCCAACCAAGGTCAGCGACATTGTATCCTTCTATATATTGCCGAATCCAATAAGTATCTGTTGAGGAGACACTTGTCGCAGCCAAAGAAGTTACAAGTAATGAATTGGTAAATCCTGTAGGGGCGGTTGTTGATTTTTGTACACTAATTGCTGATCCAGCATTTCCATACGCCAACCATCTATCCAAAGTATAAGTTGGGGTCGCTGCGCCAATGGTAACGCTCGCCCCAGCGTTCCTCTGGTCAATAACCATCGCGCCGTTGATGATGCGGTTCTTCATGCCCGTAGCGTTACCTGCACCGAGGGTGCTGCCGCCAAAGAAGGGGATGTTGGTAAGGGATGGGCTGAGTTGAGATGTACCCACCGTGCCGGGGCTGGGGGTTATTGTCTGGGTTACCGTGCTCAGGTACCGAGCGTAGACGTTTGCCGTGCCTGCCGGAGGAGCTGAAGTAAACGTAATCGTTGTGCCGGACACGGTGTAAGCCGTGCTGGGCTGTTGGACCACGTTGCTGATTACAACTTCGATGTCGTTGACGGATGCAACAGGACGTGACAGGGTAAAGGCAACCGAAATCCCATCACCGTTGAAATAGTCCGTCCCAGACGTAAAGCTCTGGGTTTCGGGTGTTGAGCCAAGATATGCCATTGTCTACCTCTTAGGTGATGTTCAGTACTGAAGTCACAACGTCTGCGGATGCTGCTGCGGAGGTCACTACCTTGAGCACATCACTTGCAACCAGCACCACTTTTTGATCGCCGCCCACCAAAACCAGAGAGCTTCCAACTGGGACCGTGGCGTCTTTAATCAAGTAGTAGTCCACTGCAGAACGAGTGAAGTAGGCGCTAGCCGTAATGGGGCTTGCCGAAGTATTAGCCACGGACATGCCGACCACAGTGGTCTGAGTACCTGCACCCACAGTCACAACTGTAGCAGCCGAAGTGCCAACGTCTTTGTTGGCGTATGAGGTAAATGTGTTTGCCATTTCTGTTCCTTATCCTAATGCGATTGCCAAAGCGACCGCAGTTCCGGCTGGGTCTACCTGTAAGTTAGTTTGTGCGCCGCTCACCGTCGTAGCACCCGTACCACCGTTAGCCAAAGCTAGCGTACCAGCAACCGTAACCGCTCCATCTGTTGCAGTAGAAGGAGTCAGCCCAGTTGAGCCAAAGGAGATGGTAGTTACACCGTCTGCCTCAGTGGTTGCAATTTTAATGAAATCTGACCCATCCCAAGCCGCCAAACAGCGCTCATTGGGTACTAGGGTAATCCCTGTAGTTGGACCTGCACCAACCAACTTGATGCTTTGTGTGCCGCCAGTAGCGTTGATGACCACGTAGGTCTTGCTGGCTGCGGGAGCAGTGATTGTGCGTAGAGTAGAGCCAGATGCCGTCCACAAAAGAATCGCCTGTCGAGCCTCGTTAGCTGCAAGCGATGTGGTGGAGAGTGTTACGTCTGCGTCGGAGCTGAGTGTTGTCGTTCCAGCAATTGCAGAGTCAAGTAAGCTCGTGATGCTGGTATTGACGACATCGCCCCAAGAACCTGACAGTTCGCCCGTGACGGGTAATGCCAAGCCTAATAGTGATGTTGAGCCGGTAGCCATATATTAAGTCCTTCAATCAAAGTGCATCACGCTGCTATATTTTGCCAGTTTGCGGTCTGCGTGTCATCTATTGTTTGCCAATTTGCTGCTTGCGTGTTAGTAAGACCAACCCAACTAGGAATCTGCCCAGTTGGTACCATCCCCCAAATGTTCACAACCCCAACAGCGCCGACAGCTTGAACGCCGGTAACGGTCACTCTAGCGCCTGCACTAGCAACTACGTTGCCAATCTGAGCTGCCGCCTGAACACCAGACACCTGCTCGACAATAGACAGCAGAATGTAAACATTTCCTACTCGGCCTACGCCTGCAACCCCAGTTGGGAATATCTCGCCTGTACCCGTTACAGTAACAGCGCCAGTGCCACCAGTAGCCTCAACCCCAGTAACCCCGACATCAGCGGCAGCGGAAGCCACAACCGTGCCCAGTTCAGCAGTCCCCTCAACGCCCGTTACCGGCACGTCCTTGGGTATAGAGACTACAACGGTACCAATCTGCCCTGTTGCGGACACGCCGCTTGGGAAAACATTCGCCTGCCCAACAACCCCCACAGTGCCCAACGCACCTGTGGCCTCAACCCCAGTGACATCTACATCTATGCCAATAGAGATCGAAACATCTCCAACCTCGCCTGTGGCCTCAACCCCAGTAACTGTCGTATTCGCCGCCGCAGAAACTGCCGCACTGCCTACCTGCCCAGTAGCCTCAACTCCGATTGGGAAGACATTTGCCTGCCCAGTAGCCGTTAAAGTACCAACCTGCCCAGTAGCAAATACCCCAGTTAGAAGGACACTAGCCGCACCTGCGACCGCTACCGAGCCAACTTCTCCAGTAGCACTAACGCTTGTACTGCCAACACCCCAGCCCTGATCGCCCCAAGATACACCTGAAGCGTTCCAACCACTGAGGGGGACAACTACATCGGACACTTAGGACCCGTTAGGCAATACGAATGATTGCGTTTGTAGCGTCTGCAGTGGGGAATTGGACGGTAAAGTTACCGGCGGTCGATGTCTTATCTGCGCCAAAATCCAATACGGCAATCGCTTTGTTGGCGTTAGTGCTGTCGTAAATCAATGCGCCGCGAGCGGTAATCGTGGCGGTAGCCCATGTGGTATCGTTAAAATCCACATACGCAGTAGTGCCAGAGGTAGCGATTGTCGCGCCAGTTAGCGTATTACCACCAGCGGTGTATCCTGTACCCACAACTTCGTTAGTCGTTGTGTAAGCAGTAGTGGCTGCACTCAATGTTGCAGAGCTGGTATATAAAGCGATTTTGATGGTATCCGCATCTAAATCAATCTCTCCAGCGAGGAAGTCAGCTTTAGCTGATGTACAAAAGGCTTGTGTGATTGCCATAATAAGGCTCCTTAGTTAGCAGGTATACGGGTCTGCCCCGTACGGTATGAATCGGTCCGTTGCTTGCCATCGCCCAAGTTCTTGAGTAATGTCAGGGCTTCCATGTAACGTGTGTTGTACAGCGCTACCATATCCGCCTCACCCTTCATGTAGGTTATGGCTTCACACATCGTTCCGTACAGCAGAACAGAGTCAAAGTTTTCACTCAACCATGTAGTGCCAGCCGTCACAATGGATTCTGGGTAGTAGTAATAGTGCAACTCTGCACTGTATGCTGCGTCAGGAGTTGGCCCCAGAATAAGGGACAGCTCGTTAATATCACCAGAGTTGGGACCAAAAATAGCGTAGTACTTGGGTGTGCCTGTAGACGTTGGGTTTGGGTACGCCTCACGCATGAAGTTCACGTCTTTATTTAGCAGGAACGTGTATTCTCCCCCACCAGCGGGAAATACTGCCAATGAGTAAGGTGACAGGAAGTCATCCGGGCAAGACAAATAGGGTGAATTTGCAGTCAAAGTCCCTGTCACGTTCTTGCGCAAATTAGCAACCTGCACCGTGTTATACACACGTTGCTCTGCCTGACGAATGAACTCGTTCATATTTACTGTGGGAAACGTATTCTCACAGTAGTCACTAACCAGTGTTACAAGTTCTGCGTAGGTCATACTTTAAGTCGTAGTGTCTTTAGGTTATTGTTACCGTAACTGTACCAACTTCTCCAGTTAAAGCCAACACATTAGGGGTAGTACCCGCATCAAACCCTCTTGCCCCACCAACGGGATTCCAGCCCCACTGAATATCTCTAGAAGTGTAATCACCACCCTCAAAAGACAAAGACTTGTCCCCACGAGGATTCCGTGCGGCTTGTGGGTCAGTGACTGGATACATACCCTGCATGTTCTGCGGATGGTCGATCTCCCAGCACTCATCACAAACCTGCAAATCAGTCGGTTTTGTCCGAACGACCAGCTCTTTTAACTCTGTGCGCTTAAAACGGAACCCACACCGATCGCACTCGGCAATCGTGTGTTTACCACTGGCAAACTTCTGTGCAGCCATTAGGGTTTACCCTATGGACATGTAGCGCGGCACCAGCGAATACGAAGCCTTTTCTCGGTCTTCCATAGCTGCCAGCTCCCACGCCTCATCATATTGTTGCTTCAAAATCTGCAAACGATCAACACCGTTGGGCAACTTCAAAGCTAAGTAATAGGCCAAACCAGCTGTCATACAGGGCAAGAAGCGGAAGGGGACATCCATCGTATTAACGCCATTACCTGCGTCGTCGATTCGCTTCAAACGCCAGTAGACGAACTGATAGGGTTGTGTGTTATCAGGAACGGGCCATAACGTAACCGTCGGCGTAGCAGCCTGACGATCAATCCAAGCCTGAATCGGACGCCCCTGAGACAACTTAGACGGGATGGAGGAGTAGGTAGAAACACTAATACGAGAAACAGACAAGTCAGATTGGGTAGAGGCATTACCTGCGTTGGTGCGAACCACAAACTCCAACAAGTCCACCGTATCCGAAGGCAGATTGTATGTAGCTGTACCGGCGACAA